TTTAAATGACTAAACAAAAAATAGCTAAAAAAATAGCTAGGCAAAAAGCAAAAAAGAAAAAGCTAAACCTGGGTAGAAATACACCAGAAAAAACAAAAGAAGAACAGAAACAGAAAAGAAAATGGGAGAGGGTTTTAAAAACTAAGAAATGGGGGAATAAATGATATACTGGCTACAATCGCTATCAGAAAATGGATTTGATGTATTTACGTTAGTCTATATAGCTGTATTAATTCTTATAAATCATTATATGTTAAGATGGTACATACGTTTATTACATGATAAAGCAGAAAAGAAAATGAGGGAGTATCTACACTATACCATTTATAAAATTGAAAAATAAATCAACATTTATTGTAACACCTAAAGGAGAAATTATAAAGGCTTATTATAATTTTAAAAAAAGGTTTATTAAGTCTTACACATTAGGGGGAGTTAAACTTTTAAGAAAATGGGGTTGGGATATAGAAAAAAAGAAAAGCCTTAAATGGCACGATAAATTATAAATCTTATTTTAACCTTAATCCACATACTGAGGGCAAATGGATATTATAGATACAGGAGAGTATGAGTTTGATGAAGTAGCTGAATTAGCAAAAAAAGCTAAGAATAGGCTATATACATCAATGACAGTTATAGAATTTTTATTTACACAAGATGAGTATGATTCTGATGAGTTAAGGTACTGTAATGCTATTAAAAAAACATGGGAACTTTTTACAGATAAACAAAAAAAAGTTTTATTTATGCGATTAGTACAGGAAATGTCGTTTGTAAGTATAAGTAAAACAATGGATTGTACTCCAAAAAACATCTCTAATATATTCTATAGAGCCTGTTACAAAATACAAAAATCCTTTAAATAACAGTTCCTTTTACCCCTATAAGGTAAAGGGGTCTAGTGTTACCCTACTCGTTGAAAACAAAACAATTTAGGGCGATAGAATGGAATAGCACTTACATAAAAGGGGAAAGTTATTTAATGCTAGAAATACTTCAAGGTAAAAAACATAAAGATGACAAGATTGTACTGGTGAATGGTCATCAAATTACCTTTGAGGAAGTTGCTCACATTTTAGTCACTTTTTGCAATAATGAAGAAGTTATATACCCACCCCCAAGATTTAAAGGAGCAGAATACTTTAAGGCTTTTATAAACGAATGTATGGATAGCTTAAGTGTTTCAGCAGAAATATTAGCAAAATACAAACTGCCTAAGAAGTTATGAAAGAAAAAGGGGTGGCTCTTAATGTTGAGTTAGTAGGGATTAAAAACCTTAAGACTACTCACAACTGGCGTTTAGAATTTGATGTTTATGAAATTGATTCAGATAAAGTAAAGCAGTTAATGGATAAAATAAATAAACCTATGGTAATGGGATTGGTGCAAGGCGATGAGTAAAAAGGGGGAAAATAGGGGGGGTAATGGTCAATTTAAAAAAGGTCATTCTATTGGTCAATCAACTCAGTTTAAAAAAGGAGAGGTTTCTAATCCTAATGGTAGGAGAGGGGCTTTAGCAGATATTATTAACAAGGTTTTTGATGAGATAGAGGTTGATAATAAAACTAAAAAAGAGAGGATGATTCGTAAGGTTTACAGGATGGCTATGAATGGCAGTTTAGGGGCTGTTAATTACTTATCTGATAGAACAGAGGGTAAGGCTAAAGAATATGTTGAAACCAAAGTAGTTAAGGATGAAGTCGTAGTTGTTTGAAAACCTTTCAAATCAGAAAAAAGGATATGCTCCCACATCAACAACAATGGTGGGATTTAACCACATTCTACAAGATAATGCTAGGGGGTTATGGTTCAGGAAAGACTCACATAGGGGCATATCGGTCAATTTATCTAAGTTATTTAAATGCACCACTAGCTGGGATGTATGTAAGCCCATCACATGGACTTTCTCAGAGAACAATAGTAGTTACGCTTAAGGACATCATGGATAAGTCAGGCATAGATTATACATACAACCAGATGAAAGGGGAGTTCCTAATTCATAACTGGGATGGTCGCATTTGGTTAGGTTCTGGTGATAAACCAGATAGCCTAAAGGGGAGTAATATTTGCTGGGCTGGTATAGATGAGCCTTTTATTCAAAAGAAAGATGTATTTGACCAAATGGTAGCCAGGGTTAGACATCCAGAGGCAAAGGCTAGGGAGATATTTGTAACAGGAACACCAGAGCAACTTAATTGGGGTTATGACCTCTGCAATAGAACTGATATAGATTTAGGTATGGTTGTGGGTTCTACCTTAGAGAATGAGCATCTACCAGAGGATTACAAAACAAACTTATTAGCGGCATACTCACAAGAACAGATAGATGCTTATGTGCATGGTAAGTTTGTTAATCTAACTCAAGGCAGAGTGTATAAAGAATTTGATAGGAATAAGCATTGTATAGAGCGAAATGATTTAGACAACCTACCAGTAGTTATGTGTATGGATTTTAACGTCGACTATTCCTCAGCGATTGCACTTAGAAAAGGAACTAACTGGGTTCATGCTTTTAAAGAATATAGAATGATGAACGCCACTACCTATGATATGGCAGAGGCTATAACAAAAGACTTTACTAATGTAACTGTTTACTGTGATAGTTCTGGTAATGCCAGAAGAAGTTCTAGTACAATGAGTGACTTTAATATATTAAGGTCTTATGGTCTAAAACCTATAGCACCCCCAAAGAATCCCCCTGTCAGAGATAGGGTTAATTGTGTTAATAAACTTATCAGAGATGGAAACTTTAGCGTTCAGGATTGCCCTAGCTTAGTAATGGATTTAGAAAGGAATGTTTGGAAAGGTCAAGATATAGATAAGAAAGACCCAGCCCAGACTCACATGAGTGATGCTTTTGGGTATCTCTGTAATGTGCTATTTAATTTTAAACCTCAGCCTGTGAGTGTCCAATGGTAGCGTTTTTATTCGGTGTTATTGTGGGGATGGTCACTCTATTTATAGGGCTACATTATTTCGGAAAGCATCTAATAAAAGAGAAAGATAGAAAGATGCGGTCATTTATACAATCTCATTTAAAAGATAAGCCCAACAACCATGCAATAGCATAAGGAAATATTAATGGAGTTTCATGATAAAATAATGTTGCCAGATTTGGGGAGAGCGGCAGTCATGAGTAGCGTAAAAGATGCAGAAACAAAAGCATTAGAAGAACTAATAGCTGAACGTAATACTGCATTAGATTTTTATTATAATAGAAATTTAGATAAGCATTTAGCTGAATGGTTTCCATCTGATTCACTTCAACAAGTGCCATCATTTGGATTGCGAATAGTTCCACGATTTGCTAAAGCTAGAATGATGCTATGGAAACAACCACCTAAAAGGTTTATTAATGGGGAAGAAGAACAGGCAGAAATCTATTTAGAAAGTGCCTACCATCTTAATAGTAAGTGCCGAGAATTTGCTGAGATAGCTTGGTTATTAGGTAAGTGTTATATGAGGTCAAAGTATAACAGTTATAAAGAAAGAATAGAGTATGATATAATCCCTCATGTTATGGAATACTTAAGCCCAGATGGTAATGTATATGGCTTGAGTTATGAAGTAGGTAAAGATGCACATGGAGATAGGCAATTTGTATTCTGGTCAGAGGCTAGGGATGGTGAAGCTGGGTTGCATTTTAAGTTTGATATGGCTGGTAGGATTAAACCAGTTGGAGATAATATAGATTTAATAAACCCTTATAATATTTTACCCCTATCTAAAGTTGAGTTCCCATCTCATTCTATGGATGTCAGTAGGGCTGGTTTACAAGTAGGGATAGCTATGACAGAGATAGCTTTAGGTACTCGCATGGCTTTAGGTCAACCAGTAATAACTGGAATAGACCAAGAGATAGCTAACCTAAAATCTGGTATTAATCGAGTCTTAGTATTGCCTACTGGTGGAAGTCTTAACTATGTAAGCCCAACAGGCTCTTTATTGGATATGATTGAGGCAGTAAAGCTAATGATTAATCAAACTGCACAGGCTCACAGTTTAGCTATAAGATGGGGTGATAATTCAGCACCCCCTAGCGGTGAGGCTTTACGTTTAATGTCAGTTGAGAACTTAGAAAGTAGAGAATCAGATATACCTATTTTTAAAGAGTGGGAATTATCTAGGTATGAGATTGATAAAACTATTTTAAATATACATCAAGGTAAGGTGTTTGGTGATAGCTATTCAGTTGATTTTGCTGAGGCTGGTTTCCCAAGTACATGGGCTGAGGAACGTAACAGACTAGAGTTCTTAATTGATAATAACCTTATCAGTAGAAAAGAATTAATTAAAGAATTTAATAATGATATAACCGATGAAGAACTAGAAGAAAAGCTAGGTGAGTTGCAAGAAGAACAACAGGCTAATCAACCTGAACCAGAACCAGCTTTTGAGGGATTGAGTAGGCTTGGCAGAATCGGTACTTAAACACTTAGAAAAGATTGATAGGCTACAAGAAGAAGTAAATGAAAATGCTGAAAAGATATTAAAAGTAATTGATTTGGATAAGCTATTAAAAGACCCACAAGAGTATCTAAGAAAGTTAGGAATAGCTTTTTTATCTGAGCATATAGATGAGATAGAAAAAGGGGCTAAACAAGGTGAAAAGTTTGCTAAGGAAATATTAAAAGATGTCTAAGCAATTTGTAAAGATAGATAAAAACTTTGACTTATCTCGGTTCAATCTTGACTTATCAAAAGAATTAAACCTAGCTGGTTCAATAGTGATTAAAGATATGGTAGATAAAAACAGAAAAGGATTAGGCGTAAATGGGAGTGCTTTACTTCCTTTAGACCCTAAAACTGTTCTAGCTAAAAAAAGGAGAGGGAGCAAACAACCTCATAGGGCTTTGTTTGATTCTGGTTTAATGGTTGGAAAGGGGTCAGCTAAAGGGGTAGGTGGTAGAGGCTTGTTTTTAGCTAAAAGAGCAAAGAAAACCAGACAAGAGGCAGTTATATCAGTTGGAGCAAAAAGGCAAGAAATAGGGCAATATCACAATGAGGGTGATGGACAACCTAAAAGGGAATGGTTTGGGGTTAGTAAAAAAGCAAATAAAGACATTATTAGAATGATTGAATTAAGAATAGAGGAGTTATTGAGGAATGTCTAGCCCTTTAGAAATAACCCTAGCAACTCAGATAGGAATTGCGGCAACCCAAACTACTTTAACCTTA